AAAAAAAAAAAAGGGAGTAACTAAGGGTTTGTTTTTTATCACATAATTAGGTGACGTTAAAGAGAGGGGGAAACCTTAGGGTCCTCCCTCACTTACTAGGAGAAGAGTATGAAAGAAGTTTTAGAGGCAATCAAAGAAGTGAAAGCCCGGTTAAAAAAAACAGGGAACATCATTATAGGCCACAACGATTGTTGGGCGTTAGTCCTAGTTTATAAACAGTTAGTAGACCATAGCTATCAACAACCCAAGTGGACAAGGCAAACCTTTTTTAGTAACAAACATTTTGTATTAGAGATGATGAAAGGAACAAAGACTAGATCCCTGCAACCAGCTATGGATAGATTTATTGTTCAGTTGGGCCTACAAAAAATAGAAAACTTAGAGGACGTAAGAGAAGGTGATTTGATTGCTCGTAAAACAGCCTCAGGTCTTAATACTTCGCTAGTTTATGGTTCTAATACGGAATTCTTTATAAATGAAAGAGATATGGTTGTTCAAAGCGATGTATTGCCTCTTTTAGACAGGACCATTGTCGGTATAGGGAGACAACAACAATGACAGCTTATTTCTACAATGGAAACAGGATTTCCGCCCCAATAACCTTTAGATCAAATGAACCTATGTTCTCTAGTGATACTATCTCTCTTAAAACAGAGCGTAGTATCCAAAACGCACAGCGTTGGGAGCTATCTTTTCAGCTTATCACAATTGAAAGCTCTTCTCTGTCTCTTGTGGGATCGGTATTTAGGGATGCTATTGGGTCAGTTGATACTATGATTATGCCTCAACTTCCCTCGGTAGATGAAGCTTGGGCGGCTGGTTTTATGAACGCTTCGGCTACTTACTCAGCAGGAACAACAACTATTAACATCTCCGGATCGGGAATAATTCCTGCCGGATCATTCATCAAGTTTTCAAACCATTCAAAGGTGTATTTAACAGAGTCTACCGTGAACGGTTCTGGCTCTACCCGTATTCACCCCGGCCTTATTCAGTCCGTGCCTTCATCTACAGGAATACAACATGGGTCTAATTGCTTTCTAACTTATAGTCGTGATGTTAATGACATCAAAGGCATTACATTCTCTGATGGTATTCTTTCTAATGCTGGTACAGTGAATCTGGTTGAAGAAATCTAATCTAAGGAGCAGTCATGAGAACGTTTTCACCAAATGTACAAGCGGCACTAGACCGTGACCCTATCCGAGTATTTTATCTAATCAGGCTAGACCTGACCTCTACCTATCGTTTCACTTCTTTCCCTTCTGATATTACATTTGATGGTGGCGTTTATGTGTCTGATGGGGGGGTGCTTAGTGTTTCCTCTTACCGTAATAATTCTGTTGTTGATAGGGCGGCTTACACAGTAACTTTTTCTGACAACGACGAATTGCTTAGAAGTGAGATCAAAGGTAATAACGTTATTGGTAAGCCTATTAGCGTTAAAGTAGGTTTTCTTGATGCTGATGGAAAACCAATGCTTGACCCCGCAGACATTATTAATGTCTACAACGGAACAATTGATCGTCCTCGTATATCTAATGACTTTGAAGAAATGATTGTGTCTCTAGAAGGAAGTTCTCCCATGGATGCATTTGATGCAGTAAACGTTATGATGATTTCAAAGGATGGTATGAATCAGTACTCAGACACTGATACTTCTTTTGATAAAGTCTACGACAACGTTGAAATTGAACTTAACTGGGGGAAAATCTAATGGGTATTGAGTCTTTAGTCCTATTTGCCGTTTCAGCGGCATTTCAAGTTATTTCAGCCAGGAACCAAAAGAAAAAACAAGACAGGGCAAGAAGAAAGGCTGAGGCGGAGGCTGATAAGAGACGAGGCTTCTTTATTCCAGTAAGGGGTGAGGTCGGACCTCTTCCTATTATTTACGGAAAACAGATTATTGGTGGTACTGAGCTTAACCATAGAGTGCGTAGCTCAATCACACCCGCTGTTACTGCTGCAAGTAATGCCTTTAAACAACCGGAAGACTTTAGTTTTGAAGGTGGTACCCACAACGCTGGTAAGAACTCTTACCTAATGTTTAACACTGCTCTGTGTAACACCCAAGGTACAAGAATTGAGAGTGTTGAAGACATTCTTGTTAACTCAACTACCTATAAATATCAGAAAAAGAAGTTTACTCATAACTTCTACGTACACTACAGTGGTGGTACAGCAGAACCTCTTGATACTGCTAACGGTCAACCGGCAACAAACAAATTCACTAATTGTGCTTACTCTACTAACATATTCAAACTAAACCGTAAAGAGCCTCAGTACAGTGGCATACCACGACTACAGTTCCTTGTTAAAGGTAACCACATTCGCACATTTGACGACCTTGGAGGGGGATCATATGGTATATCCGGATACAAGGAGTACTCTAACAATCGCGTAGAAGTTCTGTTTGATTATCTGACCGCACCCTACGGTGCAGGTCTGCTTGATAGCCAAATTGAAATTGACTCCTTTGGTAGAGCAGCAGGTATTGCTGGTGTGGTTGCTATGTCTGACCAACAGTTTGGTGGTGGTGTTAATGGTCTAGGCCCTCTCCGTGAGTACGGTACACTCTCTGGCTTCCCTACTAAACAGTCTCTTAAAGATCAAGACTACTTTGGACACCCATCAGGGTCTACCATCTACAAGGCCGTTGATACGGGTAAGTTCTATAAATTCGTATCAGAAATCTATGATCCGATTGGGTCGCTGAATCCGATTGATGACTATCAGCCCCCCAGGGGCCAGGAGCAGTCCTGGGGGATCTGGGATCAGTACGGGCTGACCTCCACTCAGTATTATGCTCTCTTAAGTCAGCCCGTAGAAGAGATCGGCCAATACGTTGAAATCTCTGCTCCTCGAAAAGATGTGTATAGGTTTGAAGGTAACTTAACAATTGATCCCAGCCAAAGTGTTAGGGATAATATTGAATCTATCTTAAGCGGTATTCCTTTTGCAGATTTGGTTTGGACCAACGATGGTAAATACCGTCTTGTTATGAATTATCCTGATACTGACGCAGAACTAGAAGCACTTATCAATGCAGACAACACCTTTGGTGATGATGATATTCTTCGTGTTGGAAGCATTCAAGAAGAATTTGGTCAAGCCGCTCAAAGGTTTAACCGAGTAACGGTTGATTTTAATAACGAGTTTGAGAACTTTGCTTCAGATTCCATTTCTTGGCCCGAGCGAGGAAGTACTGTTCATAACACTTACCTAGCTGAAGACAACAATAAGATCTATGAGAGTACAATTACTTCTGATGCTACGACACCTTACCACGCTATGGCTGAAGCTGAGCAAACAGTAAGGATCTCTCGTGACTCAAATAACCTTGAGATCACTTTAGGCAGAAAAGGTCTTAGGATTGAACCCGGTGATTTCTTCAGAATTGACTCTGAACTTACGAACGCCCCAAATGGTATCTGGAAAGCAGAAGAAGTTGAAATCAGGGTGGATTTTTCTGTTAAAGTCAAAGCAACACTTGTAACAGCTAACATGTTTGCTTGGAATGTGCCAGATGATATTCCTTATACTTCTCAACCTGTGTTTGACTTTACTATTAGTAAGCCAACAAATTTGCAAGCCTCTACAGGGGTAGAATTTTTTAAAGGCGCAGTATCTAACTCTTACGTTGATCTAACTTGGGATACTGTATACAATGATGCTTCTTACCTTATTGAGTATAAGAAGGTAGATGATGTATTACGGCAAACAGCTACGAGTGTATCAAACTCTGTTAGGATACCCTCCCTCGATGGGGGTAAGGATTACCATGCAATAGTGAAAACTATTCTTACCTCTGGCTTAGAGTCTGAGCCTACACATATCGCCTTCACTTCTGGTGTTGATAGTACTTTCCCTAAACCTCCACAAAACCTAGTGGCTACTGCCGAGGGTACCGTAATTGATCTAACTTGGGACGAAGTTACACAAAACATTGATAACTCACCTCTGCTAGACTTCAAAGAGTACCAGATTTATCGGTCTGTGTTTGCTAACCCAACAACCCTAGTTGGTACAGAGGTTGGTTCTAAGTTTACTGACTCTAACAGGCTACCAAATACACTGTATAACTACAGGGTTTGTGCAGTTGATACTCAAGGTAATTCTAGTGCCTACTCAGACAACATACAGGTTACTAGCCAAGCACCTGTGACCTCAGGTATCACATCAAATGCGGTGTATGTCACACAAGGCCAGATCATATACAATCCTAATGCAGGAACTTACAGTGATACATTCCTTGATATTGATGTAATCTTTATTAAAGCAGGTCTTACTGTAGCAAGAAACCGTTACCGACTGTCGCGCTCTGGTAATACTTGGTCTGCCCCTGTTACAGACAGATCAGCGGATATACCAGATGAAGTAAACGTTGGGTTTATTACACCTAGTGTTAGTGTTAATGATGAACTTGCAACTGTTACTTTTCAGTTTAATGATGGTACGTCTATTGCTCTAATATCTCTTCCGTTTGTTATCGTTTCTAGCGGTATTGGTGGTAGTGACGGTGAAAATGGTCTTAACTCAGCAATTGTTCTGTTATTCCAGAAACTAGCCTCTGGTTCTACCCCACCACCTAAACCTACTGGTACATTTAATTATACCTTTAGCACAGCAGATCTTACTGGTGGTAACCTCAACGGGTGGTCTAAGCTACCCCCTAGCTTGAATCCAAACGAAGAGCTATGGGTAACTAGAGCTACTGCTTCAGCTACTACGGCGACAAACTCCCTAGCTGGAACAGAGTTTTCTAATCCGGTTGTTGAGTCTTCGGCTGGCCAAGACGGTATCAATACAGCGTTTGTTACTCTCTACGCTAAGAATACAACTACTACACCACCAGCGGATCCTACTGGTGACTTGACCTACAACTTTAATACAGGCGTCTTAACAGGTATCCTAGGAAACTGGGCACAGACTGCTCCGTCTCTTAATGCGGGAGAGTATCTCTTTGCTATTCAAGCTACGGCGGCTAGTCGTGAAAGTACCGACATCATTAATACCGCTGAGTTCTCTGCGGCAAGTGTCGTTGGTATGAGTGGTAGTGACGGTGAAGATGGACCCGTAGGTGCTAGAGGTCCGGGGAGATGGAACATACCTGTTACCTCTCTTCCTACTAGTGCTTATACAGCCCAGACGAGATGGAACTCTGATCTCAATACACCTACACCACCAATCTCAAGTGATCAAGCTTGGTTCTATACAGGTGCACAGGCTAGTCCAACTAGTCAATCTGTATGGATCTATACCGGATCTACTTGGGTTAAGCAAGATGAAGTCATTGATGGTAATCTGCTTGTAAGCGATACTTTAACTGCTGATAAAATCAGTATTGGAGATGGAAGCTTATCCTCGGACGGTAGTGGTAAACTTATAGTTAAGGGTGGTAATATCACTCAGCTAGAAGATAATTTATATAGGGGAAACCTACCTATGCAGGGGATTAACTTCTTACAACTAGTGGGCGGGGCTACCTTAGATATACCCCCTGCTTATAATGCTGATGTTCAGATTGCTGTTAACTTCGAGCATGTTTACTCTAATTTAGTCGCAGATAATGATGCTTGGGGTTATAAAATTGAAGCGGGTAGTCCTTATGTGTTAATGGATGTTAGCTGTGGATTTATGAATAGCCTTTCCTCTTACACAATCCTCGACCTTGGTAGTGCGGGGCAAGCAAACTGGAATGCTTTGGATGGTACCGTAGGACAGACTAAATCTGTTGGGAGTACTATTAGCACAACAAACATTATTGACATACCTGTTACTTCGGTTATATCTGGGGTCACTTACATAATAAAATCATTAGGGTCTACCTCTCAAGGCACCTGGAATAACATGGCCGGTACAGCAGGTCTTTTATACAACCCCGGAGATTTATTCTCTGCTACTACTGCAGGAACAGGAACAGGAACTGTTGATATATACCAAGGTGATGGTAAAGTCCGTGGTACTGGCTACCATGTTATGAAACAACGTCTTCTATCACCAATAGAACAAGAAACCGACTACGTTACTGTTGTAAGCGTTCTTAAAGATCTTGAAAACATTAGATCTTTTAATGGAAATCCTGCAGAAGCGCTCTTTTCTGTATTTGTATACTGGATGGGAGAATCTGGTGATATTGAACTTCTTGACTGTATTTCTTCTATATTTGTGAGGTTCAAATGATTTATATTTTGTATAATAACAAAGAAGAAATTCTAGGTACATCACGTAATCGTGAGTGGCTTGAGAGAGTTTTAGAAGAAGGCCAACTTATCGCAGAATTTTCTTATAACGTTAAGCCTAAGGATCTAACCTTTTCTAACGGAGTTCTAGTAGAAAAAGAACAAGACGTCATAATTAAAGAGGAGAACAAGCGCCGAAAAGAAGAAGAATGGCGCGTATTTAGACTAAAACGTAATAAAAAGCTAGCAGCTTCGGATAAATTCATGTTACCAGATGTGGAATCAGACAAGAAAGCTTGGACTGATTACAGGAAAGCTCTTAGAGATCTGCCTGACAACACACTTAATCCAAAGGCTCCAGCTTGGCCTGAACCCCCTAAAAAGAAAAAAGTTAAAGGAAGAGATAAATTATGACAAAAACAGGATTTGTTCTGTCTAAGCGCTCCCGCGATCGTCTCGCGGGGGTGCACCCCGATCTAATTCGCGTTGTATATCTTGCCCTAAGCGAGTACTCCACAGAGGACTTTGCTGTAATTGAGGGTATGAGGTCTAGAGAAAGGCAGCGTCGTTTAGTTAGTGAAGGGAAGTCAAAGACAATGAACAGCCGTCACCTTGTTGGTATGGCTGTCGATCTAGCTTGGTGGGAAAACGGTAACATTAGTTGGAATACTGATAACGTTAAGTCATTCTACAAAGTAGACCACGCGGGCAAGTATGAAGGATATCAAGCAATTGGTGTTGCTATGAGGCTAGCTGGTCAGAAACTAGGTGTGCCTATTCGTTGGGGCGCTGACTGGGATGGTGATGGTCAACACACAGACCACAGCTTTATTGACTGGGTACACTTCGAGATTCCAAAGGGAGCGCCGGGGTATGACCGATAAGATTGAAACAGGAGAAAAAGCCCCTGATCTTGTTAAAAAGAAATTCACTGAAAAGCAAGGACCCCGAAAAAAGACCTACAAGCGCGAGTTCACAGGTGGAACTTTTATTGCTTGTCTAGGTTGGGGTATGTTTTCTGGTGATACTTCTTTTCTGGAAACAACTTTCACGCCCACTCTAGCTGCTGTTTGCTCGGCACTTGGATTGCATGAGATCACAGAAAATGTGGCAAAACGTGACAAAGTTAAGTATGAAGAAGGGTGGGAATGATATGCCAATCAAAACTATCTTAATTGCTATCGCGGTTGTTATTGCACTAGGAGGCACTGTATTTGGTGCTTTGAGGTACGTTAGAACTGCAGAGCGGAGTGAAATTACTATTGAACTTCAGGAGAACCAAAATGAACGCAGGAAGAAAATCAATGAGTCTCTTCGCCTTGCTCCTAATAACGTTAACGACAGCTTGCAGTACCTCCTTGACAGGAGCAATTAATCCAGAGGCTTCAGATGGGGCTATTTGTGAAACGTTAGAAGAGCCAGTTGGTAATTTAGCTGAATCTCTTCTAAGGTATAATGAGCAGACCCATCCGAATGTCATCATTACAGCAGTAAGAGTTATCAAAGGGTTCGATACTGGTTGTGATTAATATCTTAGCAGAAGGTTAATGAAAAACTTTTGTTTTCATTAAGATAAATACGATGCGTTAAAGAAGAGGAAAAAAGAAAATCTAAAGAATCCTAACTAGGGACCTTACTGACGAGATCGGAGTCAGTAGGAGGCTAAATTTAGACAAAACTCATGGTTTTAGGGTAGATAAGTCTTTGTAAATAAAGACATAAATAGGTGACGTTAAAGAGAGGGGAAAACCCTTAAGAATCCTAACTAGGGACCTTACTGACGAGATCGGAGTCAGTAGATGCTAAGAAGAGACCCTAAGAGGACCTCTCTTGAATCGAAAGCATTGTTGTTTGTTGATAGCTTAAACAAGTACTTTTAAAGAGCCTCAAGCCTTAGATCTCAAGAGAGGATCCTACAGCAGACAAAACAAAAATACGATGTGTTAAAGAAGAGAAAACCCCTTAATTTAAGGTAATTTAAGCAGAAAGGAGGGCCGGACATGGCCAAAATTACTCTCTCGACCTCTGTAAACAAGTCGAGTGTGGGTACTCCGTCCTATCAATACGATTCTATTAGATCGACTTGGGCGAAGTGCCGAGCTGTGGTCCGAGGCCAAGAGGCTGTAAAGGCCCACGATGAGATTGTTCATGACATTGATCATGATGGCAATAAGAGGAACATCTTGCTTCCTTTCTCGCCTACTATGGATCAAAATCAATACAATTTCTATAAAGATGAAGCTGAACTACCGGGGGTTACTGCTCAGTACGCTCGTTCAATGACTGGTGCTCTATTAAGAAAAGAATCTAATCTTGAACTTCCTGATGAAATTCCAGAGACTCTAAGGATAGAAATGATTGACTGGATTAGACACAGATTTACTTCTGACAATCAGTCTCTGTTTCACTTTCTTGATGACGCAGTCTGGGAAGAGATGCAAACTTCATATTCATGGATTTATGTTGATGTTCCTTCTGTATCCCCAGAAGAAACTGAGAACATGACTCCAAAGCAGGCAAACTATGTAAAGCCTTATCCTTCTCTTATTTCAGCAGAGAATGTGATCAACGTTATTGAGGGATATCATCCCGTTACAGGCCTACCGGCTATGACACGGTTTATTACTCGTTTTTATACTCCGGTATACAAAAATGACAACCCTTGGCATCCTACCTTAGTCAGTACCGTAAGAGATCATTACATTGATAGGGAAGGTTTTCTAGTTGTTGATGAGTACCGTAAAGAAAATAATTCTACAGCCACTGCTCAAGGTGGAGAAATTACTGACAACAGTCTTAAACCCGGAAAAGAAGGGATTGAAGAGACTGGTTATGAACTTTATGAAACTTTTAAACCACAACAGTTTGGTAAGCGTCTTGCACGTATCCCTGCTTGGCCTCTCGACGGTGAAACTCATATTGAAGAGCCTATCCTATTAACCTTTGTTAACCGAGAAATTGGCCTTTACAATAAGATCTCTAGGCGTAACCACTTGATGTATGGCGCAGCTACCTACACACCTATCTTTATAGGAGACATTGAAGAGGGTGAACAGCAGAAGATTGCTAGCCAAGGTTTAGGTACTATGATGTTCCTTCCTAGCGGTGTTACAGCGGATGTTCTCACTCCTCCTACCGCTGCTCTTAGCGATATGAAGGACTCTATTGAACAAACTCTAGAGGAACTAGCTAAGCTGGGTATTCGTATGCTTGCCCCAGAGACAACAGAGTCGGGTATTGCACTAGAGCTTCGTAACTCATCACAGACAGCCACTCTTGGTACTCTTAATATGAAGATTTCTAATACTATGCGGTCTGTTATTGCGTTTATGATTAACTGGCGCTACGATCTTGAACTAACAGCAGAAAATATTGACTTTGCTATGTCTAAGGACTTTAGTCCTCAGGCTCAGGGTGAAGATGGTATGCGTCTTGTTACAGAGTGGTACCAGATGGGCCTTATTCCTCGTTCTGTCTTTATTAATATCGCTAAAGAGAATGATTTCATTCCGGGCGACTACAACGATGAAAAGGGTGTAAGCGAGATTAGGGCTGACCCTGTAGCCCAAATGGCTCGATCTATGAATGACTACGGTGGACAAGTACAAGAATAAGAATAACTAGGCGAGGAAAATCTTTAACCGAGCGAGGTTCGAGTCCTCCCTCTCTCACCAAGTTTCGCGCGGTGGTGTAATGGTAACACGCGGCCCTCATAAGGCCTGTACTAGGGGTTCAACTCCCCTCTGCGCAACCATATTCGATATCAGGAGATATACAATGAAAGACATCATTGATACAGCAAAGGAAAAAGTCATCGAAGCAAAAGATAAAGTAAAAGCTTGGTCTAAGACTAAATCACTTGGTCTCCTTGTAGGTGGCGGGGCAATAGCTTTTGTGATCTTTCTTGCTCTCATCGCTGGATAGACTAATAGCTTAGTGGCTGACTGGTAACACATGTATGTTCGAGTCCTACCTAAGCTGCCATTATTTATATTTACCCGATTAGCTCAGAGGTAGAGCGGTAGGTTGAAGCCCTGCGCGTAGGAAGTTCGATTCTTCCCCTTTCCACCACTAATTACACGGTACCATTCCCCACTGACGTAATTGGTAACCGTACGGCACTTAAACTGCCGGTTCTCCCGGTTCGAGTCCGGGGTGGGGGGACCATGCGGGTATGGCGAAATAGGTAGCCGCGCTAGGTTTAGGTCCTAGTGTTTTAAAAGACGTGGGGGTTCGACTCCCTCTACCCGTACCAATTTAATAATCAATGTCTTGTAGCTCAACTGGTTAGAGCGTACAACTTATAATCGTAATATCTGGGTTCGAGTCCCGGCAGGACCACCATACATAAGATTAAGCTAGGATACGACACACATAAACTATAAACACTATACATTGATCCGTAGTTCAACAGGATAGAACAGTTGACTTCTAATCTTCAAGTGAGGGTTCGAGTCCTTCCGGGTCGGCCATAATTACTCTTTGCTGCCTTAGGCAAGTTAAATGCAGGGTGAAAACGTTATGCCAAGAAAGCTGCAGGCAAAAATCATAAAACGGGGTGACATGTTCTAAGGGGGCGACGGTCTTTTGCAAGGACTGTGCGGTTCATTCCACCAAACTTACCAATCAGGAGATTGCTAGAATGGATGTTACACAGAAAATGAACGACGAGGTGATTGATCACCTTACTGACGTTAGAAAGTTCGAAGAGAGCATTCAGATTGGTAATAGTCGTATTGTAAATCGTCATCGTGAGTCTCTAGTTAAGCTTGTTAAGGAAGACTTAGCAACAACTACTATTGATCAAAAGAAGAAAATAGCCAACAAATTCAGACGAGAGCAAAACCGTTTTGCTACAGAGCTCTTTTCTTGGCAGAAGACAAATTTGACAGAGCTACATGGTGCTGAGGTAGATTTCTACACTGATAGTATCTCAAAACACACTAAAGGATGGTTCTCCGTTCGTAGACCTAAGAACAAGGCTGATCTAGCAGATATTACTGGCGCTAGTATCAACGGTGATGCTGCTATCAAAAATAACGTAGAGAACATTGCTCGTGGTGAGACAACTAGGGTACAAACTTGGTTGAAGCGTGGTCGTAGAGATAATAAGTCTCAAAATCAAATTATTAGTGACGTCAGCAAAACAACCAAGATGACAGCCCACCAAGCGGGTACTCTTTCTCGTACAGGTATCACAGCTACGCAGCGCGATGCTCTGTTTAGTGCGGTAGGGGAAAACAAGGAAGCCATCAAAGGCTACATGTTCCAAGCAATGCTTGATAATCGTACTTCTAGCATTTGTCGTTATCATGATGGTAAGATCTATGATGTAGGTGATAGGCGTTTTGCCCCTCCACTACACTTTAACTGCCGTTCTACCCTTGTTCCTATATTTGAGAGCAAAGCCGAACTGCTAAAGAAAGAGTCTGATAGGATCAATTTAGCTGCTCTTGAAACCACGAAAGGAAGTTCTTTAACAGGATCTCCCCCAGAGAAAGAAACCTTTGGTCAGTGGCTTAAACGTCAGGCTTATGATGTCCAAACAAAGATCCTTGGTAGTCAAGAAAAGGCAGATCTTTTCCGAAAAGGAGAAGTCAAAGCCGATAACTTCGTGACACCTCAAGGTAGCGCACTCTCTATCACTGCTTTGAGACGTCGTGCTGCTAATCTTACTAACATTTTCCGCCCTAAGCAGTCGATAGGTGAAGATGTCGTAATACAGATCGCTGTGGCGCGCCCTAGCACCCTCGTCAGGAATGCTAAGTATAAGCGAGAGGTTGTAGATCTATTTGTCAATGATGCTGATGATCTCGGTAAAACTTACTCTCTAACGGACTTTAAAGGTACAACACTGCAAGGTAAACAAACCGCTCGTCGCCGTACAGCTAACATCTTCGATGAAAGTAATAATAGCTTCGACCCCCTTACAGGTGAGGCAAGAAACAACAACCTTTATGATCCTAACTACACACTTCTACAAGAACGTCTTGACTTCATGAGGAACTCTAAAGTCCTCCAATCTGAAGATAAAGACTTCATTGGATCTGTGATTAACTCCTTAGAAGAGAAAGTGTCAACAAATCAGCAAACAGTTGCTATTGAAAACCTTAGGGTTGTAATAGAGCGAGCTAGGAAAGACAAGCAGCCTTGGGACAACTTTGCTAATGTACTTAGAGCAGAAAATAGATTTGCTGTTCAGAACACTGCCCGTCTTCTTGATACTAGACAGAGAGATAAATACAACTTATTTTCTCGCTTCTTTGGTGCTAAAGAAGGAGGACCTCAAGTCCAGCTTATGGGTGATTACTACAAGATTGATCAGCTACAGGATAGACTTCTTGCAGATCAGAGGTCTATTGATTCCTTCCGTATTGGTGTTGGAGCTAAACTCTCGAAAGAGCTTTACTTCAGAGGGAAAAGCCCACCAAGGTCTTATTTCCAAGGTCTTCTGGGAAAAGTCAAGAAACCCGAAACACTTAAGAAGCGTTGGGAGAAAACCTCATTTGCTAAGTACTTAAAATGGTATAGAACACCCACAGACGAATTAGCTGTTAGATTTGAACGTGGTATCGATGAACGTATTCGTAGAATTATTGACTTTGAATTTCTTACATCTAAGAAGAATCCTACATCAAAGGTAATGGATGACAAAGTACTCAACTCTCTTTCTAAAGCAGTAAAGCTTGTTGGTTCTGGACAAATGACAGACTACGACGGTCTTTCTATTGCTATTGGTAAACAAATGGCAAAAGATCTAGAAGATGTTAACCCATTCCAGAAACACACTTTACAAGACTACCACAAAGACGGTTCCAGAGTCCTTGATTACATGAAGGACAGAAAGATGATCCGTCTCAACTACCGTGGTAAGACCCGCAGAGGTGTTCTAGATGTAGAGACAGGTCGTGCCACAGGCTTCTGGGGAGACACAGTTTCTAGAGAGGTTGAGGTAATCGACAAACGTCTTATTGAGCTACAGAAGGCTGAAAGACGAGTTGTTGTTGGCAGACGTATGGGTATTTCTTTTGATAGAGATAGGCAGTTTGTCCGCGCTGGTAAGAAGGAAGCCTTTGATGCTCGTGGTAATGTTACCGGCAGACCTATCATATCTAGACGTAAGTACGCTAGCTTTGACGCAAATCAGGTTGATGCAGACTTTGCTAATGCTCTAAACCAAGCCTCTGGTACACAATACCAAACAGATCCGGTGTTCTTTAACTTTATGGATGATGTTGTTAGGTTCCGTGACCCTCGCGGTAACACAGATTACTACGATGGCCTTAATGAGTTTAGACACGAGATCATCAAACGTGGTGACCAAGGCTTTGGTTTCATGACAGCAGGCAGGTACCAGACAAATCGTGGTAAACCCTTTTGGTCGGATACATACATGGATAGCCGTGGCCGTGTCTACCACCGTGGATACCTGACACCTACTGGTGGTGAGATGGTTCGACCCTTTTTAGATGATGCTATTGCTACTCCAATGACTCTCAATGCAGTAGATGAGCTAGAAACCCAGATTGGAGCTATGATTGGACCCGGTACAGAGGCTCTTACCCTTAGTGGTCGTAAGGCTATCTTTCAGAGAAAGCGGGAAGACATTCTTTCTCTAGGAAGGCTAATGCAGCAAGAAACCCAGAGAGACAGGCGTATGAGGGAGTTCCTAGAACACCCCCTAATCAAGGGTCTAGAAGGACCCGAGGTACCTAAGATGTCTCGTATGGCTTTAGAGTATGCTCGTGTATATGACCACGTTGGCGGCGACATGAGAGATGCTGCTAAACTCAAATCATTTAAAACACGTCTTATGATAGAGAACGATGCGTCGTCCTCTGGTGCACAAATTATCGGGCTTTCTACTGGGGACCGTATGGTCTCGGAAGCCTCTAACGTTGTTCCTACGACACAAAAGAATAGACTCTATGACCTAGTGGCTATTGACACCATTAATGATCCTCGTTTCAACAAGATTAAGGCGCTCCGTGACGCGAACTTGACTTGGGAGGATCTTGCTAAAGGTGCTAAAGCGCAGAACATAAACTTATATTGTGTTCTTTAAACCCTGTGAATTGCTGGAAACTCTGACCACGTAACGGTGAAGACAATCAGCAGCGAAGCCTCATACAATACTATAGTATTGTATAAGGAACGTTCAACGACTATCCGAGAGGAGTACACTCAAGTGTCGAGTGGAAGCGCAGGGCAACCTACTACAGAGAGGTTGATGATATAGTCTGATCTGCATGGAAACATGTAGCAGCATAGCTAAGTTATTGTTATGCGGATGGGAATAACCACCCCATTGAACAAATTGGGTAAGTTTCTACGGTGCCGGTGAGGCAACTAAGACCGCTAACGTTGCAGCAAAGCTATCTAAACTTCTAGATGAAAAAGGCTTTACTACAATTACTAAATCAGAGCTAAGCGGTCAGCTTAGGATAATTGATTCACAGATCAAACAAGCAGATAGGATTGGTGCAGAACTTACTTCAGCTAATCTGAAAGCCTTTAGGGGTGAGCTTATCAATATGGTGAACAAGGACCAGTCTATTGGTCTAAGGCTTCTAAAAGAAGCAGAAGAAATTCACAGCGACACGGCAGACTTTGTTGCTAAGGTGACTAGTGCTCGTGGAGGCCTGATTGGCCCAAATGACTTTAAAGAACTTTCTGCGCTAATGTCAGAGAAGCTGTCTGACAGAGCACCTGTTACAAATGAATTCATTAATTTCTGGAAAAGAGTATCTAAACGCTTTACAACTGAAACTAAAAAGGTAGACATCCCGTGGGTGACTTTTGACGGTAAGGTTATGACACAAAGATACCGACCGGAACTTCAAGAGAGAATTGAATTCAGGGATCCCATAACAGGACGAAAGGTTATGAACATCTATGCAGCACAAGCTGAAGACGGCAAGCTCCTTGGAAAAGGATCTGTCCAAGATGCTTCTATTGGTCTGGGTGTGAATGGAAACCATTCTAACGACGCGGTTATTGTTCGCAAGTTCCACTTGTGGGGCCGCAAAGAGGGCAAGTCTACTGGTACAATCCACGACGCTTTCTTTACTAATCTAGCGGAAGCAGATAACGCTAAAGCTGCTCTCCGTGAAATCTATGCGGATGCCCTAGAGGGGGATACTATCCGAAGAACTCTTGCTGAAATGCGAAAAGAGGGGTTGCCTAAGGCTACCTACGATGAACTTCTCGCTGAAGCAAAACAACTTGGTCTTATTGATCCGCCTAACCCTATAACTAGGAAAGACATATTGACGGACGTACCTAATAAAGATTTTTATGGTGTAGGACCCTAATTCGACCTGAGAGTTTGTAACTCAACGGCTAACACAGTCAGTGACTGTAGGAGAAATTTTAATGGCTACTAAAGAAGAACTCAAAGCACAAATGGAAGAGCTTCGTAAGAAAATTGATGATGCTCAATCCGAAAAAGATAATGCTTCAAACGAAGATGACGAAAACGGAAACACTGAAGATGATATCAAAGAGGAAACAACTGATGCGGACGCTGACGTTGATGGCTCTGATAATAAGAACAAAGAAAAAGACAAGAATAAGAAAGAAGATTCAGAGCTTGAGGTTTTGAAACAGCAATTCAAAGAAAAGATGGATGCTCTTGATAAGAAACTCAAAGATACCCAAGCAGAACTCAAAGACACTAAAAAGCGTGAGAGGGAAGCTGAGATTGAAGCTATGAAATCAGCAGGTAAAGACAAAGAAGCGCTAGAAGCGCAGATCTCTGATATGAATTCTGAACTAGAAACTCTAAGGGGTGAAAACGTGAGTCTTCGTCGTGATAACGCCGTTGACGCTTCTCTAAGTACTGCAGAATTCCGTAACGATCGTGCTCGCGCATCTGCACGTCGGGACATTGTTGATTCTCTTATTCAAGACGACAGTGGTCGTTGGGTCTCTCGCGATGGTAAAGACATCGAGTCTACTGTTTCTAGTTATCTAGAAGATGAAGAAAACAGGTTTCTTTTCAAACCGAAGCAAAATACTGGGAGTTCTACTACGTCGATGACTTCGACAAGTGTGCCTCAAGACAAACCTAAATCGATTTTCGATGTTCCACAAGATCAGATGATAGCCCAAACACGAAAGAAATTGGGCGTCCGATGATTCTAACGAAAGGATTAAACTATGCCTATCTCTAATGCTAACTTTCAGGTCATTGAGGAAGTACTACGTCAGTACTCACACGAAGCGTACACTACTTCCAAAAACATCCACACGACTGGTGTCGTAGGTACTCGTGAGGGTATTGACGGTAACTCAGAAAGCTATATTGGCCAGTTCCGTTGGTACAAGCCTCTTGAGCCGGAAGTCAACGTCATGTCAACAACTGACGACACTGAAGGTACAATGACAAACATCAGCACTAACCTTGCAAAATACATCAAGACCGCTCGTTCGCACGGTGCTGAGCAAGTTAACGTGCAACAAGTGATCTCTGGTGAAGACGGGCTTAAAAAGATTGCTCGTGACTTCGCACAGACACGTATGGAAGACGAAGGCAAAGCCTTCTACAACGTCCTACAAGGTGTTGCTCGTTCAGAGGTCGCCCTAGGTGATGCTAGCGATGCAGGTGAGGGTGGTCTTGTAGACTTTGATACTGACCCTGATGCCACAGCAACTGGTTTCTTTGTTGATCTCAACGCTTCTTCCGCCGTATTTGGTTCTGCTGCAACCGGTGCACCTGATCAGCGTAAGCTGTTTGATGCATCGGGTGTTGGTGCTGCTCGTGGTGAGCGTCTGTTCCAAGCAATTGGTATGGCGTTTAAGGACTACGAACCGGACTACATGTACATGGTTACCTCTCCGGAGACCCTTGCACAGATCCGCGCTGCTAACCTTGTTGATGAGGACCGAGTAACGGACGGTGAACTGGAATTCACTACTATCTTTGATGGTAAATTCCGCCTACTGCCTACTCGTTTTACTCAGATGGCATCGGTTAGTGCTGGCGATCTAAACGCACGGTCTACTAAGTGTACTTTCCTTCTGAAACCCAACTCTGTTTCTTTCGCTCCGATTGAAATCCCAACTCCGGTTGAGATAGATCGTGATGCGTCTGTCTACCTTGGTGGTGGTAAGACTGAGATCTGGTACCGTTGGGGTTACGTGTGGCACCCTGAGGGTTATGCTTGGGCTGGTGCTGAGGACGCGTTTGCTACTAACGCTACTTTCTCTGCAGCAGCTTCTTGGACACGTAAAGTTTCGGCTCTAAACCTGCCGATCCTTCCAATTTACCACGCATAAGCTTAAAGGAGGTACTCATGGCTTTAATCGTCGGAGTAAACAGCTACATTTCAGTCGCGGATGCTACAACGATCCTTGCTGATCGATTTGGCCTCTCAGACTGGGACGCTGCTGATCCCGTTACCAAAGCACAGGCTCTTGTTACCGCTACATCAGCGATTGACGAACGTCGTTGGCTTGGTTCCGCTGTGAGTGCCTCCCAACCGCTTGGGTGGCCTCGCACAAGTGCGAAATTTGTTGACCCAAAACTTAATTTGATTGTTAATCCTGCTAACGATGAAATCCCAGAAAGAGTGAAGCTAGCTACAACGCTACAAGCGCTCCACTTTATACAGTTCCCTGCTGCATATGCCTCTGAAGAGAGTATTGCGGAAAGCATAACTGTTGGGCCTATCTCGATTTCAGATAGTAACTCTAGGACAAAGACCGTTAAATTCCCTTACAAGGTAGTTGATCTACTTAAGCCTCTTACAGTGCGCGGAAACTCCGGCTATACTTGGTGGATGGCTAACTAATGTCCCTAGATTCAAGAATTAGAGGTGGAGTAGAGACTGCCTTCAACGCCGTTGGTGATGTGAAGAGGTCTGTAACTCTACAACCAAAAACCGTAAGTGGTTTTGATCACACTACTCAATCTAACATTGAAAGTGCTGCCCCTCCTGTTACCCGTCAAGGTATCGAAGTAAGTCGTTTTATTAGTAAAGACGGTACAGAAGAGGTTAAGCTACTTTTTAGGTATGGTGATGTATCAGAAAACACTTACCAAACTCTAACCTTTGAGAATAGAACCTATACTATCACTGGGTTTGAACCTACAATGAAGTACATTGTTGAAATAACAGCTACTAAGGAGAATTGATATGTCTAGTTTTAGACCAGTTTATCTCATTGTAGGTAGCTTAGTTGGCGCTTCAGGACTTGAAGCTTACCCAGAGGATTACAAAGGTAACATCTCTAACGAGAGCTTATACGGGAGATACTCAATCTCCTTTAACGACCGTGAGCGTGAAGACTTCGGTGATGGCTCTGTTATGGAAGGACTGATTTTCTTTAGGATCTTTTATGATAGAAACAACGGACATATGGACGCTGTTGACTACGCTGGTACTTTAGAAGATACGTTTGATCGTTTTATTAACAATACATTAACAATCAATTACTCAACACTTTCGCAACCTCAAGATGACCCCGACAATGAAGCACTAGGCATGATGGTCTGGCAAGCTTCATTTACCAAACACCTCTAAGGAGAAATTTATGACTCACATTAGCTCACTAACGTCTGGTATTTACTCGTACATGGACGTTTTTACAGGCGATGTTAGCGCTATCGACGGCGACTCTGTCGCTGGAGACTATGCAGCTCTATTCGCAGGCGGAACACCGGGAACTGACGTTCTACGCGTACCTTCGCCACGAGAATTCCCAGCCGTAGGTAACGCCGCTAACATTACTAACGTTCCTGTATTTGGCCAACAACAGTCCTCACAGGTATCAGGACAATCTGATGCTCCGTCGATGGACGTTACAATCAACTACGTGCCTAGCGATATTCTAGAATTTGAAGATATCAAAGGTCAAGAAGTTGCTTTCCGCTTTATGTTTGCTGCTGCGGCGGTAACAGAAGCTGATGGTACAGCTGCTACGCTGGATGTTGATAACACAGAGTTCTACTGGAAAGGCAAGATCGAAGCCATCCAGCCGACTCCGTCTCTGACTGACTCAAACACCGCCGTTATTAACATTTCGGTTCAGGTCGACTTTGTTGGTCCGTCGACTATCGCAGATACCTAATTTATTGATTTTTAATAGTTAATTAGGTGACGTTAAAGAGGAGGCCCCCTCGGGGGTCTCTTCAATCAAGTTAGAGGAAGTTATGAACGAAAAAAAGTTTAGATTCAGTAAAAACTACGTCCTAGATGTAACTGCTAAACATATGATTCGTGCTGTTGATATCAGTCTAGATAAGACCGCCCAGCGTATGGAGCAGTTGACCCCAGAAGAAGGTCAGGAAGTATTAGAAACAATTAGTGAGTTGTTCAAACTCCGCAAGTTTTTAAAAGAGTATAGAGAAAGGTTCACCAAAGATGAAACATCTAGTTGGTAAGGAAGTCACTAAAGAAGTTGACTTTATGGAAGAAAAAGTGAGCATTCGTAAACTGACGTTCGGTCAGATTATTGAACTACAGAAACAGATTAAAGCAGTCCAGACTAAGCCAAAGTCTAAGAAGAACGAGGAAGTGGATAGTATGGAGCTGCTTCGTATTGTTATTGGTGCTGGTGTAATTGGCGCGCAAGAGCTAAGTGTTGAAGACTACCAGTCTTTCCCACCTGATGAACTTAATAACCTAGCAACAGAAGTCCTTAACTACATCGGTCTAAGTACTGATGCTGTAGAGGTTGACCCTGATAGTGATGTTGATGGAGAAACCCCTATGGGAAACTAACCGATGAAGAACTCCAAGTCTATGAAATCGCTTTTCTTCTGAAGAAAACTATTTCTGAGATTATAGACATGCCTTATTCAGAGTTTGTCGGTTGGTGTTATTACTTCAAAGCAAGACCTCCCGGTTATGCAGAGGATATGAGGACTTACTATATTATGTCTTCTATGACAGAAATAAAGAAGAAGCCTGAAGAAATATTCCCAACCATTAGAGCTGTTGTTAACTCAGAAAAGGCTCGTAAGCCTGAATTCAGAGAAGGCGTAATGCCTGAAAATAAGATGCTTGACAATATGAGAAAAGCTAGAGGTGGAGATGGAGAGTTTAATCTTGAGGACCTTATTCAAAGAGGAGTAAAGAACAATGGTGTTCGGAGTGAGCATGGAAGTAGTGGACTTCGATCGAGAGTTGAGAAGAGCAGCCTTAGAGGTTGAAGAGATTGCTAGTGACGACGTCAATGCAAGAATGGATTTTGCTACCAACCTTCTCCGAGAAGTAACCCCAGTTGACACTGGTTTTGCCCGTTCTCGTTGGAGAAACAATAAGTCTATTTTCCGTATCGGTGGTCAAATTGCTAACGATGCTCCTTACATTACCTATCTTAACCAAGGCGGGTCAAAACAAGCCCCAGCTTTCTTTATCGAGAGAGTTCTTCAAACATCAAAACTTATTTAAGTGTAAGCCCTAGATGGCCCCTGTTATTAGGGACTGTCTAGGGCAATTTAATCCGTAACGTAGAGGAGAAGGATAATGGTATTACCCACAGGACCGGGGCGCGGCGTCCGTATTCGCGTTACGGCTGACACTGCTAAAGCACGTCAAGATATCCGTAGACTAAACGGTGACTTTAAGAGCGTTGGAAACACCGCCGCTAGTGCTACAAAGAACATTGCAAGGCTAGCCACTGGTATTGCTGCCGCATTCGCCGGTACAGCTCTTACAAGAGGTATTAACCGGGCAACAGATAACTTTGTTGACATGGAGAACCAAGTTGCTCTGGTTGTTGGTCGTGGTGAAGAACTAGCTAAACAGATGGATACGATCTACAGGATTTCTTTACAGACTAAAGCCCCTGTACAATCCACCGCCCAAGCCTTTAACCGTATGGGACAATCCCTAAAGGGTACTGGCAGGTCAATTCAGGACATTAATAAGTCTATTATCACGCTAAACCAAGCCGCTGCTATCTCTGGTGGTTCTGTAGAGTCACAGAGGGCTGCTCTGGTACAGCTAGGGCAGGGTCTGTCTGCTGGTACACTGAGGGGTGAAGAGCTTAACTCGGTGCTAGAGCAGCTACCTCGTGTCGCTACGGCCATCGCGGATAACATGGGTGTAGCTCGCGGCGCGCTTCGTGGTCTTGCGGCTGATGGTAAGCTGACTTCTGATGTTGTATTCTCGGCCCTGCTTGGGCAGTCTGAGGCTGTCGCTAAAGAGTTTGAGAACATTGAGCTTACTTCTGGTAAAGCATTTGTTCTTCTCGGGGACCAAGTAGGTAGACTTACTGCTGAACTATCTAAAGCGCTAGGAATTACTAGTTCATTTACAAATAAAATTTCTAGGTTAACAAATGCTATTGCTGGTAACAGAGAATCTATTGTTGCTTCCGTAGTAGAATGGAGAAATAGACTAGCAGAGATCCCAAAGATAATCGGTAGGGTTGTTAAAGACTTTGTTTCTGGTTTAGGGGTAATGAAAAAGTCTCTGTCTTCTTTTGATATCTCTAGCCTGTATGAAGGACTAGAAGGACTAGAAGGCATTTATAAAGGTATGATAGATGCTGCCAGAGTGTCTATGAGAACCATCTCTGATATCATAGAAAACAACTTTGGTAGCTCAATAGACTTTATAAAGGACCAATTCAACAGACTAAGTGATACCTCCGCATTCCAGTTCTTAGAACGAACTTTCAGAAATGTTAGAGACTTCGCTGTTATTTACCTAGGTGATGCAGCTAGAGTTGTGAGAGACTTTGCTTCAGACGTAATTGAATTCTTCTTTAATATCTATGAGAAAGTTGTTGGTAATTCTTACTGGACAGATACAATGGAGGGTATTGCCAACCTAGCAGATAAATATCTCCCGGTTGTTCTCAATAAAGTAAAATCATTCGCTAATGACGTTACTAGTGCCTTTAAAGCTATCTACAGCGCTGGTCGGGGGAGGTTAAACTTTGATATTGACCTAACTGCCACCGCTCAAAGTATTCAATCGATCAGGCAAACTATTATCGATGCTGTTTCTGGGGGATTCTCTAGAGGTGTCGATGCAATCAGAAGTCTTGCCCCTGAGATTAGAAAAACCTTTACTACAGCTATCCTAGCAGCGTTTACCTTTGCCTTTAGTACAGGGACTATCACTAAAGCCTTTGGCAAAATTGCTGATAAAATTGGCCCAGTGTTCCTAGCGGTTCTTGTTGCTAATCTTGTTGAAGCCGTAGGATCACCAAAGGTCTTTGCTGCCTTTGGTTCGATGGTAGGTGAGGTAATTGGGGAAGCTATCAAACAAATTGTGACAGCGCTTCCTGCTATCATCTCTGGACTTGTGTCCGCTCTGGGTGCAGGCCTTATAGGTCTGTTCAAGGAAGCAGGTATTGCAGGGTCTATAGCATTTATCGCTTCTTTTGCTTTACTGTTTCCTAAGACCTTTAAAAGTATCTTAGCGGCTGCAGCCCTAGGTCAAACCTTTGTTGATGGTCTCTTAGGTGTATCCCAACGTAGGACTCTTAAAAGTAGAATTATTGGTCTCCTTTCTCTTAGTACTACTCAGGGTCAGAGAGCAGGCCGTGGTTCTAGCCGTCGAGGACGTGGTGGGGGTACTGTACTTAACCCAGTGTTCAAACCCTTCTTTGATGCCTTTAGCAAAAATAATCTTAAAGAAAAAGTTAACGCATTTGGTAATGCTGTTCGTACAAACGCTATTCCTGCTATTGCCGCTATGGGTGGTATCGTACAGAACCTTGCAGCTCCAGCACTAGCTAGGATGCAAGCTATCTTCTCTAGTCTTCCTACCTCACTAAGGCGCGCTACTCGTAGTATGGGTTCTTTCGGTAGGGTTGGTGCTGCGTCTATTGCTGCTCTTGTTGCCGGTGCAGGTATGGCTTCTGCCGGTTCTGGCGATGGAGCAAACGGGGTCGCTACCATTGTTGCTGCGTCTATTGCTGCTCTTGTTGTCGGTTCAGGTATTGTAGAGCAGGCGGTAGGTCTTGCTGGAAGAAAACTTGGTCTTGGTCTTGCTATTGATACAGCCAAAAGCTTTGGTTCTGCTATCCTTGGGTTACTTAGCCGGGCGCTCTTAGCTATTCCTACTCTTCTTAAAGGTGTGATTGCTACCTTAGCATTTAAGATTATTGCCACTATTACAGCTGCAGTTGTAGTTGGCGGTATTGCCTATACACTTATCTTTGGTGAAGGAGATACCTTCAGGGGAAAGTTTGATAGCCAAATAAACTACGCTAGACGTAAGCTTGGCCTCTTAAACGAAGCTACAGTTTCTAATGCGGTTGATGTTCGTTCTACGTCTCGTACCATTGCTGCTCGCGGTCAATTTGGTCGTAATGCATTTGAGAATAGAAGAAACAAAGAGAGTATTGAAACTCTTAACTTCCAAGCTCTTAGTGATGTTTCAGCAGGTAAGATCATTGACTCTGTTAATAGTCTTGAGGCTATCCAGATCAAGTACAACCAAGAAATTCTAACTTATGGTAGTGCTACAGCAGAGACTACAAGCCGTCTTGAGGCCGCTCAAGAAAGAACTACTGCCGCTATTGATAAAGCAGCAGATGAGGCAGCTAACAGAGATACAGGGGTTGCCGCAGCTCTAAGTGTTCAAAATAGACCGGGCTTTGCTGATTTCAGAAATCTTCTTAGCGATATTACCGTATTCCTTGGTGGGGAACAATCAGACTTCTCTAAACAAAGTGACATTCTTGCTAACATTGCAGAGACACTTGGGGAAGGACCTGTTACAGCGGAAGGTCTAACTAGATTTGCTTCTGCCCTTCAGATAAACCAAACACCGGAGCAAATAGAATCTCTGTTTGGAGAAGATACTGCCGCCCTCCTAGGTGGTATTGCCAACAGAGACCCTTCTGAGTTCTCAACAGAGCTTACCAATTCTATCAATGAACTGATTGTTGCCCTTTCGGAAGAACGATTTGGTAATGCGACACTTAACCCGATGAAGGGTAATTATATTAACCCTATTCTTGGGTTTATTAGGGATCGTAATGTTAGAGATGCTCGTTCAAACTTTGATGAAGCCGCTCGTAGGAACCCTGAGCTTGTTGCTAGACAAAGAGCAACTGAAAACTTTGAGAATGCTGTAAGAGCACTTGAGGACCAGAGCCTAAATACTCTTGGTAACAGATCTTTAATTTCTACTTCAGAGTCTAAACTTATCTCTGATGCGTTCTCATCTGCTCTAGCGAGAAGAGGAAATCTAGAAGATACCCTTGCTAGAAGACAAGTTGGAGACGCTACCGATGGTGATGTTGCTAGAGCTAGATCCTTCTTGGCTGAGGCCGAAACAAGCCTAAAACAGACTATTACAAGTGCGCTACGAGATGGATCTGCTCAAGCAAACTTTACAAGACTAGCGGACGAAGTCGGTGATATTATTGATCCCGCTAAGATCGCTCAGATTGCTAGTAATGCCACTAGTTTTGGTATCCAAGAAGGCATAGAGACAACTAAGATCAGCCTTGGTGGGTTCTCTGATATCTCATCAACTCTAACTGAGCTTGAGAACGTTAGAGAGCAAATGGAAGCAATTGGTGCTCTGCCGGTTGTGACTAATGAGAATGCTAGACTGTTTGCAAATCTTAAGCAAGATGAGGCTGAGCTTAGTAAAATACTTGGCCTGCTTTCTCAATCCGCTAATATCCAGTTGTTCTCAGAAGACCTTGCTAAGGGCGAAGCTACTCGTGATCAGATCATTGAAGTTATTAATTCTGCTCTTGCCCTAAAAGGTATCTCAATTGATGCTGATAAACTTCTTAATGCTCCGGATAGCCTTATTTCTAATCTTGGTAAAATCGCTTCTGGGTTCTTGTCAGCTGCATTTGCTCGCGATACTCTTGCAGCAGGTGGCGAAGTTGATGATACAACTATTGACAAAGTAATCGAAAAGTTAAAGGCAAGAGGGAAGGCTCTTTCCGATGCTATCTCTAGTGGGGGTCTGAATACTAGCAATGGCGGTGGTGGTGGCGGTGGTACTACCAATACTCCTATTCAAAGACTGCTAAGTGATATTGGTCTAACAATAGAAGGATTAGTCGGCCTAACTGGTGGAGAAACTAACTCACTCTTCTCTTCGCTCAAGAAGATCGAAGCAGCAGAAAAGCGTATTAACAACTCTGCTCTTACCAATGTTGGCCTTCGTAAACAACAGCTTGATATTATCAGGAATCAGGAAGCTGAAATAGAGAAAATCCTGTCTAATGGTAATGTTAACTCAGCAGAGGCCGCAGGGTTTAGCCCTGAAGTGCTTGGTGGTGGCGCTGGAGCAATAGAACTCCAAAGAGAGATCAACCGTATCATTCGTGAGCGTGGTCTCATAAGCGCTAATAATACGGAAGAGATTGCGAGAGCTAACAATGAGCTTTCTAGCGCTCAAGCTAGACTCGACTCTATGCTGTCTACTTCTCAGAGGCTATCTGATGGGCTTAGAGACGGTCTGAGAGAGGGTCTAGGAAAGGTCTTCAAAGAGGGTGATCTTGAAGGTGGTATTATGGCTTTTGCTGATAAATTCTCCTCAACTGTTGTTGACACCTTCATTGACGCATTTGTTACATCCTTAATTGAGACTGCAGGTATAAAAGAATTCTTTGATGGAATTACCTCTAGCCTGTTTGATATTCTCGGTGGACTCGGTGGAGGAGGTGGTCTATCAGGTATACTTTCTAGTGCTTTTAGTTTATTTGGATTTGGAGCTGACCGTGGTGGTACTGTTCCTCTTATCCCGGGTGCTCAGGTAGGTAAGGACTCGGTCCCTGCCTTACTGAAACCGGGTGAGATTGTTACAACTACCCAAGATGCTAGAACTAATAATAGATCCACAGAGTCAAAGGATACTCAGGTGTTTAACATCAACATCACTGGTGACATCTCTCGTCAAACTCGTAAAGAGGTTCTTACAATGATCCCAGACATTGCCGGTGGAGTAGGGTCCTACAACAGGGAAGTTGGCGTATACTAAGATAATCCAAACTAAGGTCATCTCTCACTTCGAGGGGTGGCCTATTTTATCAGAAAGGTTTTGTATAATATGAAAAAATGGAAAGAAAAGTTTAACCTAAAGGGGGGAAAACTATACCATCAAAAGAGTGTTGGTAGGGCCAGAGCAGGGGCAAGAGCGGGCACTGATCATGGTGATGGTTATAGGACTGTAAGGATTGACGGGAAGGCTGTGTATGAACATCGTATTGTAAAAGAAATCACTACAGGTAAGAAGATAAGATCTGGTGATGTTGATCATAAGGATAGAAACAGATCGAACAACAAACCCTCTAACCTTAGGCAGGCGACTAGATCAGACAATCTGAAAAATAGGTCTAGTTGGGCTGCTAAAAAGCCCGTTAAAAAGTGAGAAAAACAAAGCATCTATAATGAACGAAAGTTCATCCTCCGAAAACCCAAACACAAGGAAAGTGATAAAAAATGAGCCTATTTATACTTAGGGCTATTAAGCTAAAGGGCGAAACAGAGTTTCATGTTTTTAAAGACATTGAAGGAAACTACGGAGAAGATAAGGTAGCAGTGTTTAATATACCAGCTGGCTCTGGTATCTACGTATCATTTCTTCAATGGGCGGCACACAACAATCACACTGTAATAGGAGAAAACAAAGGAGGATCCCGATACCCCATACATGATCCAAACTCAACAAAGATCATAACTGACCCATCTGAACTATAAC